GAGCTTGTGCCAGTGTAGGTGCCGATGTAGACGGTCGAGGCGGTCGGCGAGGCGACGTGGCCCGTGCCGTCCGCGCTCTCCGAGTAGCGGATGTGCGTGTAGTAGGTCTTGCCGTCGGTGCCGTCCTGGCCGTTCGTGATCGAGACGGTGTCGCCGTTGACGGTGATGTCAGCGCCCGTGCTGGTCTGCGTCACGCTCACGTCGAGCGAGGTGAGCAGGTCGGCGGGTGCCTTGCCGCCTATGGTCACATCCGAGCCGCCGATTTGCAGCGTGCCCTCGGATGCGTCGTAGAAGACGAACGCCTTGGCGCTGCCCACGTACCAGTCTCGGTCTGCGGCGAATGTCGTTCCCGTCCCGTACTTGGCGACGGTGTGGCCCTGCGGGTCAACTACCGACATGCCGTCGGACGCGAGAAGCACGCGGTAGCCGCTGGCGTCCTTGGTGACGTAGAGGCCCGCGTCGGTGAGCGCGAGGTGGCTGGACACATACTGGGACAGGGCCTCGTCGATGGACAGCTCGTAGTAGGTGCCTATGTCGGCGTCCCTTGGCTCCGACACCAGCACGTAGGTGTAGGGCTCCGAGCCAGTGCGCACGAAGTAGACCTTGCCGTCCTGCACGGTCGCGTCCTGCGTCGGCTCGTAGCTGCCGTGCTCGGTGACCCAGGCTAGGGTTCCCGTCACGTCCTGCACCACGCCGAGCTGGGCGAGGGCGTCGTTCGCCGCCGTGTTGGCCTGCGCCGCGCTCTCGCTCGCCGCCTCGGCCTCCTGCTGGGCCACGCCAGCGGCGTCGGTCGCCGCCTGCGCGCTGGCCTTTGCGGTGGCCGCGTCCGCGACGGCGCTGTCGGCGCTGTCCTTGGCTATCTGGGCGTCGGTCTGGGCGGACTCCGCGCTCGTGCGGGCGACGGCCGCGTCGCTCGCCGCGCTGCCCGCCGCGATCTTGGCCGAGACGGCCATCTCCTGCGCCTGCGCCGCGACGGTGGACACGGGCCTCACGCGCTCGTCCACCGCCTTCTCGCCGACGCTCGGCGAGCTGGCGTTGCCGACGATGGTGGCGCGCCCGCCGCTCACGGTGACCATGACGCGCTGCCCGACGCTCGCCGCGACGAGCACGGTGGAGACGGGGGTGTCCACGTCGGCGCCCAGCAGGCGCACCCACACGCGCCCGTCAGCGTCGGCCCTCGTCACGTCGGCGAGCGCCTGCGACGCCTGCGCGCGGGGCGCCGACGGCGTCATGGCGTCCACCAGCCTGCGCGCGACGACGGGCGTCAGCTCCTCGTCCATGCCGCCACCTCCCTAGCCGCCTCCTCGGAGACGAACAGGCCCGCGCCGCACGAGAGCGTCTGCCTCTGCACGCGCAGGTCGCCCTCGATGCCCGCCGTGGGCAGCGTGCCGCGCACGAGCGAGCCGGGCACGACGCCGGGCCAGTACTTCCTGTCGTAGCCGCGCACGTCGAGCGCGACGGACTCCTCCTCGAGCCTGCGGGCGCAGTACTCGGCGAGGGACTCGCCGCCCACGCGCACGGGCGACTCGTCCAGCCCGTCGCCGTCGTGGACGTAGCCGCGCGACGCGGTGGACGTGGGCGAGGTCGGGTCGTCGTTGACCGCCTCGGCGTAGAGCAGGCCGTCGGTCGCGCGGTACCTGTTCGGGACGCCCGTCCAGTCCAGCTCGTGCGCCACGTCGGGCATGAGCAGGCGGGCGCCGGCCTGGTCGAGCAGCAGCGCGGGCTCCGTCGGCACGGGGCCGACGCGCACCTCGCCGCGCCCGTCTATCGAGATCGTCCAGCCGCCCGCGCGCAGGACGCGCCACGCGGCGCCCAGCACCGTCTCGTGCGGGTCGAACACGTACGGCTCGTCCAGCGCGAAGCCGCCCTCCCACGCCACGGGCGCGGGGACGGCCTCGGACAGCGCCTCTGCGGCCCACGTGGGCGCGTCGACGCCCGCGGGGCACGACGAGCCGCACGGCACCTCGCGCACCGCCGCGGGCCACAGCACGGAGCGGCAGTCGAGCTCGAGGGCGTCCATGCCGCGCTCGACGGAGCCGCCGACGCCAGCCGCGAGCATGGTGGCCACGTCCACGCGCTCCGCCACGCCGTCCTGCTCGGCGACCATGGCGAGGCGCACGACGCGCTCCCCGAAGTCGGAGCCGACGGGGACGGACAGCTCGACGCTGCCCGACTCGATGGGCGGCGCGGCGTCCGACTTGGAGCACGACCGCTCGACGGTGGCCGACGTGACGCCCGCTATCTCGGCGCCGTCGGCCCACGTCCTCGGGTCGACCTCGTAGAGCCTCCACGCGGTCACGGAGTAGCCCCTCGTCCAGTCCATCGTCAGCTCCCCTCGCCGTCGCTCACGTCGGCCATGCAGCCGCGCTGGAGCGCCACCTGCGTGGCGTCGAGCGACACGGCCACCGCGCCGCTGGTCGCCCTGCGGTCGAGCGACACCTGCACGTCGGCCTGGTACGCCGCTCCGTAGGGCGTGCGGACGAACGCGGGGCCCGCGTGCTGCGCCAGCTCGGCGAGGGCGCGGGCGAGCGGCTCGTCGTCGCCCACCACGATGTCCGCGCTGAGTGACGCCCTGCGGGACGTGGACGGCCCCCAGTACCCCTCGGTGCCGCCCGCCATGTCGCGCACGGCCTCGAAGTCCTTCTCCCACTCGTCGGCGGCCACGAGGTCGTAGGGCATGTGGGCGTAGCCGCCCGCCCAGTCGACGCGCAGGTCGCCGCAGGGAAGCTCGTATCCGTAGTCCAGCCAGTCGAGGTCGCCGTCGGCGGTGCGCGAGCACACGCGGTACGCGGCCTCGCCGAACGGGGCGAAGCGGTCGGTCACGGTGGACGCCGTGCCCACGCCGTCGGCTATGCGCTCGGCGCCGTCCGCCGTCACGCGCCACACGTCGTATCGGTCGCCCGCCGCCGCGCCAGTCGGCGCCGTCAGCGCGATGGTCGCGCCCAGCGTGCGGAAGCCGTCGGCGTCGGTGGCGTCGAACGGGGTCACCGCTATTGACGCGCTCGGCGTCGGGGCCTTGTGCGCCCAGTCCACCGAGACGGTGGCGTGGGCCGCGTCGGAGCGCAGCCCCGTGCGCCTGTCGGTGGCCACGGCCTCCACGAGGTATGACGCGCCGTCCCACAGGTCGAGGCCCGTGGGTGCCACGACGGTGGCCGCCTGCGACGAGCCGCTCGCCGCCCACGCGGGCGCGAGCGCGTCGCCCCAGACGGTGTCCCCCGCCGCCTGCGTCCTCTCGCCGCCCGGGTGCGAGCCGCGGGCGCCAAGCGCCGTCACGACGATCGCCACGTCGGCGGTCGCGGAGCACGCCAGCGAGAGCCGCATGGGCTGCGCGGTGACGGTGGCCGCGGCCACGGAGAGCGTCGGCGCGTCGGCCACGCCCACGGTGACGGGGTCGGAGGCGACGTAGGCGCCGCCCGTGGACACCTCGACGGAGAGCGTCACGGAGTCGCCGTCGCCCACCAGCTCGGCGAGGCGCTCGGCGCCCACGACGCACGCGCACGCGGCGTCCGTGCCGCTCGCCACGACCGTCGCGCCGCACATGACGCGCCAGCCGCGCTGCGCGGAGCCGCCTCCGAACGCCCACGCGAGCGCCAGCTCGGAGCCTCGGCGCACGAACGCAGGCGCGGAGAGCGTGACCGCCGTGGGGGCGGCCTCGGGGATGGCCGAGACGGCGTCCGTCCACGCGGAGCGCGAGCCATCGGAGCGCGTCCTGCGGGCGCGGAGCCAGTAGGTCACGCCCTGCTCCAGGCCCTCGACGTGGACGGCCTGCGTGGCCCTCCACGCGGATGACTGGGACTCGGCGTCCGCCCAGTCGGCGCTGAAGCTGTCGGGCTGGTCGGTGGACTCCCACGCGTCCTCGCGGTCGCTCCACGTGACCTCGGTGGCGTCGTGGCCCTCGCTCTCCGTCCAGCCGATGACGAGGTCGACGGACGTGCCGTCCTCGCCCGACTGGGCCGAGACGATGCCGCAGCGCGAGGTCGAGCTCGGCCCGCCGCCCTGCGCGGGCGTCATGAAGGACTGGGTCGCGGAGTAGGCGGTGTAGGTGCGGTTGCCGCCCGCCTCAAGGTACCTGCGTGCGCGGACGTAGTAGGTGGTGCCCGCCTCAAGGCCGCGCAGGAATATCATGGCCGTGCCGCCCCACTCTGGGTAGCGGCTGCTGGAGTCGTGCCACGTGGCCTCGAAGGTCTGCGGCTGCTCGGTGGAGTACCAGGCGTTGGGGTCGGTGCTCCACGTGAGCTCGGTGCCCGTATTCGGGCTGTCCTCGGAGAAGCCGACGATGACCGTCGCGCCCGTGCCGTCCGCTCGCGGCGAGACGCTCGCGATGCCGCAGGCGTCGTCCTCGGCTGACTCGGTGCGGACGCTCATGGTCTTGGAGTAGGCCGTGTAGGTGGTCTTGGAGTCGCCCTCAAGGTAGCGCCTGACGCGCACCCAGTAGGTCGTGCCCGACGCGAGGCCGCTCACGGTGACCGTGCGCTCGCGTGCGTAGCCCGTCCCCGTGGACGCGGAGCCGTTGCCCTCGAAGGTCGAGGTGCTCGGCCCGTCGGTCGAGGTCCACGCGCTCGCGCTGTCGGCCCACGAGACCTCTAGGCCCGTGTTCGGGCTGTCCTCCGTCCAGCCTGCGCGGAGCGTGAAGCTCGTGCCCGCCTTGCTGGGGGTCAGCGCGATGATGCCGCAGACGTCGTTCGACGCCGTGGGCGACTTCGTCTCAAGCGCCGAGAGGCGCACGGGCGCGGAGAAGCTTACGAGCCTCGCCTCGTCCTCGTCCCACGCCTTGACGCGCAGCCACGTGCGCGTGTCGGGGTCGGGGCGCACGTCGGAGACGAGGCACGCGAGCATGGTGCAGCGCCCGTTGTCGGCGTAGTCCATGTCCTCCCACCCGTCCAGCGCCTCGGCCTGCGCGGCGGTGGACGCGGCGACGCTCTGGAGCTTCTGTAGCCTCATGCCCGTCACGGGGTGGGTCTCGGACGCGCGGGCGTCGATTGACACGGCCACGCGGCTCGCGGCCTTGGTGCCGTCCACCTTCGCCGAGATGGCGGGGCGGTTCGGCTGCGCGAGGTAGAGCGTGCCCGTCCTCTCTGCGCTCTCGCCGTGGACGCCGCGCGCCTCGGCGGTGACGGTGCACGACCAGTAGCGCGACCCCGTGATGCCGTCCAGCCCCGCCACGTCCACCGCGGGCACCGTGTAGTCGGTCGCCGTGGCCGTGTAGGTGGTGGTGACGGTGTTGCCCGTCTGCGAGTCGTAGCACGCGCGGGTGATCGCGGTGCGCGCCCAGTGGCGCCCCTTGTCGGTGGCCGTGGACTCGACCTCGCACGTGACCCTGCCGTCCGCGTCGAGCGTCGGCTTGGCGACCCTGGGCGCCATCGGCGAGAGGAACGAGAGCGAGGACACGGCGGTGTCGCCCCACGCCGCGCTGCCCTTGGAGTTGACCGCCTGCACGACAGCGTAGACGCTCGTCACGCGCGGCCCGTCGGCCTTGAACGGGAAGAACTGCGACATGCTGAACGTCCACTCGGCGCTGCCCGCGTTGGGGTTCACGACCGTGGCGGGCGAGCCGTAGTGGTTGGTGCCGAACCGCTTGATGTTGGACACCTCGCCCGTGGTGTAGATGCCGAACCACGCGCTCAGCTGCTCGGCCCTGCGGGCGTTGGTGGACGCCGCGAGCTGCGAGGGCACCTTCCAGCTCGCCTTGAGGGTCATGGACGAGCCGTCCCACGTGACCGTGGGGGACACGAGGTTGCAGACCTTGGTGTTGGGCACGCCCGTGATTGCCACGTCTGCCATGCGCTACCTCCTGCCTGCCGCCGCCCACTGGCGCTCGATGGCGCGGGCGACGTCGCGGGCCATGCGGTTCGCGTCCGCGCCCGCCTCGTAGTTCAGGTTCACGTTGATGGTGGTGCCGCGCTCCCCAACGCCCAGCATCGACTGGAGGGCGTCGAGCGGGGCGGCGACCTCGGGCACCTTGGCGTCGCCGATGCCGATGATGCCCGGGCTGTTCGGCTCGAAGATGGCGCCCTTGGCGTACCAGTCCACGCTCACGCTGGGCACCGCGCCCGTCTTGGGGTCGAAGGTGCCGTTCATGTAGAAGTGCGGCAGCGTCGTATAGCCGCGCGCCACGTTGACGTAGACCGTCTGGTCGGGGATGTCGATTGCGGCGCGGATGTCGCTCGCCGCCTTGTTGGCCGCGTCTGCGGCGGCGGAGAACGACTTCGCCATCGACGCCTGCATGGCCTCGTAGGCCGCGCTCACCTGCTCAGCGGAGCCCACGAGCGCGGAGGTGTCCACGCCAGCCGCGGCGGACTCGGAGAGCGCCGAGCCGATGGGCGAGCCGTCCACGCCGGAGGCCGCGTCCACGGCCTGCCGCACCATGTCCATCGTCGGCTCGGCCATCGCGGCGGGGTCGATGCTGCCCGCCATCGTCGCGGTGAGCGTCGCGCCCACGGCGGATCCGTCCGCGCTCTGCGCGGCCGCGTCGGTGGCTGCGGCCATCGCGGAGGCCGCGTCGGCCTGCACGCCCGAGAAGTCCAGCGACGCCATGAGCGTGTCGGTCAGGTTCTCGCCCGCCTCGCTGGCGTCGGAGGCCTCCAGGGCCGCGTCGACGGCGCCCTGCGTCACGTCGGTTGCCGCCTCGTCGGCGTCTGGGCCGACGCCCAGTATGCCGTCCACGAGGCCGCCGAAGAACGACATGCCCGCGTCCACGATGCCGCCCACCGCGCCCACGACGATGTCAGGGATGTGGGTGACGAGGTAGACCACGGCGTCCACGAGCATCGGCGTGACCTGCCCGAGCGCCTGCCCGAGGCCGCCGAAGAACTGCACGGCGCCGTCGAGCAGGAGCGGGGCCGACGCCGCGACCTGCTGGGCGATCTGCGGGAGCATCACGATGCACGCCTGCACGAGGCCGCCGAACAGCTCCATGCCCGCGGTGAGCAGCTGCGGGGCGAGCGCGACCACGGCGGGCACGACGCTCGACACCATGTCGGTGACGGCGGGGATGAGCACGGGGCCGATCGCGGCCACGAGGCCCGGCAGCGCGTCGGCCATGCCGTCCACGATGTTCTCGAGCAGCGGCAGCGCGTTCTGCGCGGCGGTCTCGACGGAGCCGAGCAGGCGGTCGGTCATCTCCGACATGTCGGCGTTGGGGTCGCCCAGCGCGGCGAGCCAGTTGTCCCACGCGGAGCCGAGCGCGTCAAGCGAGCCGCTCACGGTGGTCTGGTACTCGTTGAAGGTCGTGCCCGCGATGCCCTGCTGCTCCTGCACGCGCTGGATGGCCTCGACCATCGTGCCGAAGCCCACATCGGCGAGCTGGCTGGTGTCGGTCAGCTCCTCGCCGAGCACGCCCGAGTCGTTGATGAGGTCGAGCATGCCCTGCTGCGTCCCCGCGTAGCCCAGGGACAGGTTGTCGAGCATGGTGAAGTTGCCCTTCGCCATGCCCATGAACGCGTTGCTCACGGCCTCGGCGTCGGTGCCGAACGTGTTGGCGTTGTCGGACATCGCGCGGATGGCCACGTCGGCGAGCCTCGCGGCCTCGGCGGTGTCGCCGCCCACCGACTTGATGAGCGACGCGGAGAAGGTGGTGGCCTTCTCCATGTACTCGTTGGCGCTCATGCCGGCCGTCTCGAACGCGCGGCTGGCGTTGTCGGCGAGCGTCTGGGCGTCCGCCTCGCCGAACAGCTTCTCCATGCCGCCCATGAGCTGCTGGCTGTCGGCGAAGCCGCCGAACGCGTCGCCTATGACCTCGCGGGCCGCGTCTGCGCCCGACTGCACCACGTCGGCGAGTATGTTGCCGACGGCTATGGCGCCCGCGCCGATGGCGCCCTGCATGCCGCCGCTGAACGCGGAGCCGAACAGCGACCCCTTGGAGCCGCCGTCGCCGAGCTGGGCGTCCAGCACGGAGGCGAAGTCGCCCGACGCCTTGGGCGTGATCTCGACGTACGCGGAGCCTACCTTGGTCCCGTCGCCGCTACCGCGTGCCATCGTCGGCCTCCCTTCTCGGCTTGCGCAGCTCGGCCACGAGCTGCTCCCTCGTCATGACGAGGGCGCGTACCCTGCGCCCACCCTCGCGGGCGGAGCGCGGGCCGATGGGCGTGGGCGCGGGGCCGCGCATGTCCCTGTCGGACATGCCCCACACGAGGCCGCGCAGCGAGTTGGCTATCGCCGCCATGAGCATGCGGTCGCCGTCCCACCACGCGTCCTCGTCGTAGCTCACGCGCCACCTGCACGAGGTGGGCATCTGCACGACAAGCGCGGCCACGAAGGCGGGCTGGTACGCCCCCTCCATGGCCGCGTCCAGGCAGACGCCGTAGCAACCCATGAGGTCGGCCCTGAGCTCGTCGGGCCGCTCCCACATGAGCTGCGCAAGCAGCATCAGTTTTTTGGTGTGTCCTCACGGATCGCCGCGCCGATGAAGGCCATCACGTCGGCGCCAGTCACCTCGGCGCCGTCCGACCTCGCCCTCAGCGCGGCCTCCACGTCGCGCACGTTGGGGCACGCGTGGCGGTAGTAGTCCACCGTGGCGAGGAACCGCTCGGAGACGGTCATGGACTCGTCCTGCATCGCGGCGGCGGCGTCCAGCCCGTCCCACGAGCGCACCCACGTGCGGTCGATGTCGATGGCGACGCCGTCGCGCTCGATGCGGTGGACCTCGTGCGCGGGCGCCTTGCGCCTCGCCATGCCGCTACTCCGTGAACGCGAGGTAGTCGGTCATGGTCACGCCGTTGCCGTCGGCGAGGCAGTTCAGCGTGACCTCGCGGCCGCTGAAGTCCTGCCCGTTCTCGGTGGAGTCGCCGCGCGCGGTGAGCTGCGCCTTGGCGCAGTGGCGGCACACGGCGCCGTCGAACGGCACCGTCTCGATGACGATGTGGACGGGCGCGATGTCATTGCCGTGGTGCTTGACGGTGAGCGCGCCGTTCGTGCCGACGACGACCATGTCTGCGCCCCAGATGAGCTTGGCGACCTGCTCGTTGCACTCGACGGGGGTGAACTTGAGCTGCTCGGTGCGCTCGAAGCGCAGGGTGCGGACCTCGGCGCCGCCCTCCCAGACGCGCAGCGACTTTGTGGACGAGGACTCGGTGATGGTGAGGCCCGCGTCGGACGTGTAGCCGAGGCACTTGTAGTCTGCGGCGAGCTCCGTGGTGCCGTCGGTCGGCAGCGCGACGGTGGTGGGGGCGACGAAGATGGCGCCCGTGACGAGTCCGGTTCCTACGCCGATGTGGTCGGCGTTAACGTTAGTGGGCATGCGTTGCCCTCCTTGTCTGCTAGTTGACGAGCTGGCACGCGACGTCCAGCGCCATCTGCCAGCGCGGGCGGCGCGTCGCCTCGTCGTTGAACTTGTAAGGCCCCGCGTTCAGGCGCACGGAGTGGACGCCCGCGGGCGGGCGCTCGGTGAGCACGCGCAGGCGCACCTCGTTGGCGAGGGCCTCGGCGCGCTCGCCCGTGAGCGCCCAGCACTGGACGGCCACGAGCGGGCGGTCGATCATGTCGCGCACGCCGCCGCCCGTCCGCTCGACGGTCACGAACTCGTCGGGCATGTCGGAGGCCGCGGCGCCCTCGCCCGCGTCGGACGGGGCGTCCATGATGGCCTCGTAGCCCATCGAGGCGAGCCACGAGACGAGCGCCTCGGTGACGCTGAATGGCTGCATCGGCTTATCCAATCGACTTGAGCAGGGTGTTGTTCTCGAGCGCGTCGCGCTTGGCCGCGTAGTTGGCGTTGTAGACGAGCCCGACCACGGAGTCGGGGAACGTGCGGACGTCCATGCCGTACTCCGCGGGGGTGTCGCCGACGGCGGGGCTTTGGTGGTCCCTGTGGTACAGGCCCGAGCGGAAGCCCGCGCCCATCGCGGACGCGCTGGCGAATATCCGCTCGGTGGCCTCGGTGACCGCCGCGACGGACTCCTCGGACCTGCCTATCACGTGGCCTATGGCCGCCATGTCCCAGTGGACGTCCAGCCTAGCCATGCGCGGCCTCCACCTCGACGGGGCGGTTCCACCTCGTCGGCGTGTTCGCGGCCATGTAGGGCCTCGGGTCGCCGATGACGCGGTATCCGTCCTTGTTCGCCCACGGCGCGGGCAGCCGCACCACGCACCCCTCGAGCGTCCCCTCGAACGCCTTGGGGAAGTGGAGCGTGTAGGCCACCGTCACGCCCTCGGGGCGTG